GCCGGCTTCATCAACATGCAGATCAACGATCCCGAAGGCGAAAGCGTTAACGGGATGGAAGTGTTCTATGACAAGATGGCGATCTTCGCCCGACTGACCACGCAGTTATGGACGTTGGACCCGGACCCGGCGAACGATCAGCTGAACCAGGTGCTGCGCATCGGCACGCCGGCGCCCTACACCATCGCGCAGTTCGGCACCGGGGATATACTTTTTCTGGCTGACAGTGGCGTGCGCTCGCTCAAGTCGCTGACTATCAATCTCGCCGCGTCGGTGAGTGATGTGGGATCGGCAATCGATCTGCTTGTGACCCCCGTTATGCGCGGGATCACCGATGTCGACCTGTTTGGGAAAACTCCAGCGATCATACAGCCGATACAGGGCCGATACTGGATGTATCTGTTGGATACGATCTATGTGCTCTCCTATTTTCCCGCCGGCGACATCACCGCCTGGAGCACGTTCAAACCCGGCTTCAACCTGACGCACTTCGCGGTGGTGCAAAACCGCGTGTTCGCGATGGATGATGCCCGCAACGTGTGGGCATACGGAGGCGCCGATCTCACGACATATGACAGCTCGAAGGTCACCGTGCGGACGCCGCATCATGCGGCGGAAGAGCCCACCACCAACAAGCGGGTCAAGTCGTTCGACGTGATCTGCACCGGCGCCTGGTCGGTGGCGCTCGGCATGATCCCGAACAACACCGAACTGTTCGAGCTGAGCGCGAACATCGCCGGCACCACGCTGGGACTGCAAAGCATCCCTTTTGCCGGCTATGGCACGCATGTCGGCGTCCACATGGAGCACCAGGCACCGGGGCCGGCGACGATCTCCGCCATCCACTTCAATCTTCAGGAGGGGTGGACGAAATGACCGACGATGTGATCTGCGTTGAAGACATCACGCGCGAGGACATCGCGCATATCGTGCGCAACCTGCGTGATCGCGACCGGCGGGAGATTTTCGCGCTGCGCTGGGATGATGACGAAGGGGAGCTGGTCGATCGGACGCTCGCCATCGCCGGGCCGATGTGGCGTGTCTGGCGCTACCAGGACGAACCGGTGGCGATCAATGGCGTGCTGCCGCTGCGCGCGGGCGTGGTGTCCGCGGCAGCGTTCGGCACCGACAAATGGTCACACGTCGTTCGCCCGATGATCCGCTGGTCGCGCGATTGGGTGATCCCGCGTCTCAAGTTTCACGGTTACCACCGCGGTGAGGCGTGCGCGCTGGCGGCGAACGTCGACGGGCGGCGGTTCATCGAGCTGCTTGGCGGCAAGATCGAGGCGTATCTGCACAAGTATGGCCGCAACCGCGAGGACTTCGTCCTCTATGCGTGGAGGCTCGACGAATAATGTGTTTTCACAGCTCGGGCGGCGGCGGCATGTCACCGGAAGATCAGATCAATCTGCAAAAGGTGCAGATGATCCAACAGCAACAGCTGTCGGACAAGCAGATCGCTGCGCAGAAGGAAATCGCTGACCAGCAGAACACCTTCAACCAGCAACAGGTGCAGCTGCAACAGGACCTTCAGGCGAAGCAGCAGGCGCAGGCGGACGCGCAGGCGTCGCGGCAGAGCGAGTATGACACCGGCCGTGCCAGCTTGCTCAGTCAGGGTAGCAGCGCCATCGACAAGGCGTTCTCTGGCTTCAACGATGACTATTTCAACAACTTCGCCGGCAGCTACATGGCCAAGGTGAAGGATCAGGTCGACACGCAGAAGGTAGAGGCGCAGAAGCAGCTGGCGTTCGGCCTGGCACGTCACGGCACCCTGGACAGCCAGGCGAACGCCAACGCGCAGGGCCTTCTGGCACAGACCGAAGGCCGCACGCTGGCCGACGAGGGGGTCAACGCCACCAATCAGTCGAACCAGCTCAGGTCCAACGTGGCGCAGGCCAAGAGCAATCTGCTGGGCCAGGTGCAGTCTTCCGAAAGCATCGGCTCACCGATCGCCGCGTCGGACGAGGGTGGCGTGCAGGGCGCGTTGCAGACCCAGCGAAGCGTTATCTCGGGCATCACCAACCAGACCGGGGACGTGGTGAGTTCGCTTCAGGGTGTCCCCACCGTGTCCCCGCTGGCGAACATCTTCGCCAACGTGCTCGGCAGCGCGGGGGCGTTCGCTCAAGGGGTGAACTCCAACCAGTTCGGTTCTGGGTTCAACAGCGGCAGACAAGGTGTCTTGGGCGGCAGTAGCCCCTTCGGTTAGGACAGACGAACCATGTGTAACCCCCTTTTGATTGCCGCCGGTGTCGGTCTCGCAGGTTCGATCGGCGGCGGGATCATGGCGAGCCAGGCGCAGTCCAAGGCGGCCTCCGCCATCCGCCAGCAGAACCTCACCGACACCGAGGCGCAGCAGGTCGCGTTCCAGCAGCGCCTGAACGCGGGCACTGCGCAGACCCAGGCGCAGCTGGAGGCAGCGCGGCAGACCACCGCCGATCGCAACACCAACTTCACGCAGATGCGCCAGCAGCAGATCGCCGCGCAGGACCGTCAAAAGCAAATCCTCGACGCCGAGAACGCCGCCGCGGAGCAGCTTCGCGCCACCGGGGACACGCAGGCGCAGACGTTGTTGCAGAACACCAGCGGGGACCAGCTGGCGCAGGGCCAGGCGGCGGCGGCTCAGCGCGCGAACCTCTTGCTGGACCAGAACACGCCACAGGGTCCCTCGCCCACCGATCCGCAGGGGACGGCGGGGGACAGTGTCACGGGGCAGGCCATCGCGCGCCGGCTCGCGCAGGCGTCTTCGAACGTGCGGACCTACGGCGCCAAAGCTGCCGATCTCATGTCCTACCAGCAACCGGGCCAGGACATCGCGATGGCGATCCTGAACAACAAATACGGCATCATGCCGGCGCAGTCGGCGGAGCAGCTGCTTCGCTCGGGCAACACCACGCGACTGCTGCCGGCTCAGGTGCAGTTCCGCAACGCCGGCGATCTCGGGCAGGCCACCGACCAGCTGATCGCCACGCGCGGCCAGGGCGCACTGGACGCGGCCTCGCTGATCTACGGCAACACCGTCACCGGCGCGAACCTTCAGCAGAACGACGCGACGACGATCGCGGCCAACAAGGCGGCGCAGGAAAAGCAGGAGGCGGCGTTCCAGCAACAGGTGGCGGGTCTGGTCTCAGGCGTAGGCCAGCTCGGCGCGTTCGGCGCCGGCAAGGCGTCCGGCCTCACCAGCATCTTCTAGGGAGCGAGAACCGTGTCAGGTTACGAAGGCTCCGCCAACTTTGCACCGTTCAACACTGGCAACCCACAATGGGACCAGGGGTTCAACTCGCTGTCACGCGGGCTGTTCGGTGATGCGAGCGCCTATGGCCGCGGGCAGGCCGCGGGCGCGATAGCGCGCGAGAACATCATCAAGGGCGACACGTCGATCAGCGAGCGCAACGCGGCGGCCTCGCAGCTGCTGATGGCGCTGGGGCTCGATCGCACGGGCCAGCCGCAGCTGCCGCCGACGCCGACGTTCCATCCATCGGGCGTGCCGGGAGGCGCGCCGATCATGGACCCGCCGGCGGGGATGCAGATGTCCGCGCCACCGCCGGTCCAGCCAGGCCCCGGTGGTTCGCTGGTGGGCTTGCTGGGGCGGATTTTCGGGGCGGGGGACAACCCCAACGCCAAGGGCTACGGCGCCACGGGGACACCCCCGCCGGTGTCGTCCCCTGCGCCCAACGCGGGCGCACCCCCGGCGCCGAACACGACCACGACCAACGGCCAGGTGCCGACCAACGATCAGGGCTCGGGACCGTTCAACTACAACGCGATCAACACGACCGGCGGGGGCCGGCAGTATGCGCCGGCGGCGCAGTCCAACGGCTCACCGGCGCCGGTGCCGATCAATCTCGGCTCGCTGATGGCGCTGGGCGCCTACGCGGGCCAGGACGCCAACGTGATCAAGCAGGGCGGTCAAGCCTACATCGCGAGCGCCTTCGATCACGGCGTGATCCCGTGGAACACCGCGACGCAGCTGTCCGGCCTGACCGGCAACAACGCGCCCTACGAGAGTGATCAGCAGACCGGGCGCACGCGGATTACCGAAGCCGGCGCGACCACGCGTGAAGGGATGCGACAGGCGGGTGAAACTACTCGCACCGGGATGACGATCGGTGGCGAAAACTTCCGTGCCGGCCAGACACCGGAAGTGTCGGTCGGGCCGGACGGCAAGCTGGTCTATACCACCCGCGGCGCCATCGTGCCGGGCCAGACCCCCGCGTTCTCACCCCAGCAATACGCCAGCGATAGCGCACGCGCGGCGGCAATGGACAAGGTGGTGAACACCTATCAGCTGGACGCCAACGGCAACCCGGATGCGAGCAAGCCGACGATCCCGATGTCGTTGCGTGACGCCGTGGCGAAGAAGGCCGCGATCACCCCAGAGAGCATGGAAGTCGTCAAAGGCACGCTGGGCGGGGCAGCGCTGACGGCACCGCAACCGGGACCCACAGGGAGCCTCGCTGACACCATCGCCGGCACGGGGGCCGCGGGCCAGCCACCGGCGACGGCGAACGAAGCCTATCAGACGCTGCAAGGCCGCGAGAAAGTCATCGAGAGCACCTACGCGCCGAGCGAGCGCGGCATGAACCGCACCGAGGCGGCGGCCAGCACGCCACAGGCGCAGTATGCGGTGAACGACTACGCCGACTATCTGCGTCGGCAAAATCCGCGCATGTCCCCCGATGTCGCCAATCTGACGGCGATCCAGTATCTCCAGCAGAACGGTTATCTTCCGTCGCAGGATCAGGTCCGTGGCTGGCGCACGGTCAGCGGCAAGAACCTCATCATCGGCAACCCCGACATCGACACGCAGATCACCAAGGGCGGTCAGGTCGGCAAGTTCATGATCC